CAAGGAAGTATCCTTGAAACTTATTTAAATCTCTCAAAGGCAACTGATACCACAAGAGATGGTGAAGCAGGTCTTCTTACATATTATAAGAACTTTATTCTGAACAATTCAAGTTACACCTTTGCCGGTAAGAATCCCTCACAGGCAGCGGATACTTATTGGGGTCTGTTACCTAAAGCATCTGGGTTCTCAACAGGATTTACACCTGTAACCACAGGTGGTGGTGTATGGGGACAGAATTCAAGAAACATTCAATTTAGTTCAATAGGAAATGTAGCATTCCCATTTGCTGGTGGTATTGATTATTCGGGAAGTGGTGCACAGGTTACACTTAGTGATACTGTTGATTCTTATAGTCTTTTCTCAAATAAAGATGAAGTTGCAGTAGACTACCTGATTATGGGTCCTGGTCTTTCTTCTGTACAAGAATCTCAAGCAAAGGCAAACTATTTGATTTCTATTGCTGAACTCAGAAAGGATTGTATTGCTACAATTTCACCTGATAGAACAAATGTAGTAAATGTCACAAATCCAGAGACTGCAACTACAAATATCTTAAATTACTATGCTCCCATTTCTTCATCATCTTATGCAGTATTTGACACTGGTTGGAAGTATACCTTTGATAGATATAATGATCAGTTTGTCTACCTTCCCTGTAATGCCGATACGGCAGGACTGATGGTAAGAACATCCATTGTTGCATTCCCCTGGTTCTCACCTGCGGGACAGGCAAGAGGTGTTATCAACAATGCAGTCAAACTTGCATTCAATCCTAATAAGGATCAAAGAGATAGACTGTATGGTGCAAGAGTGAACTCCATTGTAACTCAAAGAGGTGTTGGAAGTCTTCTCTATGGAGATAAGACTGGTCTTAGTTATGCTTCTGCATTTGATAGAATCAATGTAAGAAGATTGTTCCTTACTGTAGAACAAGCCCTTGAGGGTGCAGCAAATGCACAACTCTTTGAAGTCAATGATGCTAGTACAAGAGCTAGTTTTGTGAATATTGTTGAGCCATATCTGCGTGATGTTCAGGCTAAGAGAGGTCTCTTTGACTTCTTGGTTGTGGCAGATGAAACTAATAACACTCCTGATGTAATTGATAATAATGAGTTTAGAGCTGACATCTTCCTGAAGCCTACCAAGTCAATCAACTATGTAACTATTACATTTGTTGCGACTAGAACTGGTGTTTCCTTCGAAGAAGCTGTTGGAACTGTTTGATTATAGACAACTAACTAATAGGAGGACTTAACAATGGCGGAAGCAAAAACCCTTTCACAATTTAAAGCAAAACTTGCTGGTGGTGGTGCCAGATCTAGTTTATTTGAAGTCACCATTCCCTCCTTTCCTTCCTCAATCTCTGAGGCTTGGAGAGGAGGAGATACTGGAGAAAGTGGAATCTTTACATTTATGTGTAGAGCAGCAGCTATTCCCCAGTTCCAGGTAAATTCAGTTGATGTTCCTTTTAGAGGAAGAATGATGAAGGTTGCTGGAGAAAGAATCTTTGAAGACTGGACAGTTTCAGTCTACAATGATGAAACCTTCAGAATCAGAACAGCATTTGAAAGATGGTCAAATACTATGAACAAATTGACTGACAACACCGGTGTTTCTGACCCAACTTCATATATGGCTGATGCTTATGTTCAGCAACTTGGTAGAGGTGCTACAAGTCCCTCTAGAAGAAATGAAGGTGGAGAGAATGTTGTTTTGAGAACATACAAGATGTATGACATTTGGCCCACTACAATCAGTAACATTACCCTTAGTTATGAAGAAGCAAATCAAATTGAACAATTTGATGTAACCTTCAAGGTCCAGTATGTCACTGTTGGTGATGCTGTTGAATCTTCTGGTGGTGCTACAGGTGAGGTAAGAATCAACTGATAAATACTGGAAGATACCTTCCAGTAAAGCGTAATAATGGCGAGACTATTTGGATTCTCAATTGAAGATAATGAAAAGAAAGAACCTGGTGTGATATCTCCAGTTCCACCGAATAGTTCGGATGGAAATGAGAATTATGTATCCACTGGGTTCTTTGGTTCATATGTAGATATTGAAGGAGTATATAAAACTGAGAATGATCTGATCCGCAGATATCGTTCAATGGCACTTTATCCTGAGTGTGATAGTGCCATTGAAGATATTGTAAATGAAGCTATTGTGTCAGATACTAATGACAGTCCTGTAGAGATTGAACTGTCAAACCTTAATGCCAGTGATGGCATCAAGAAAAGAATTAGAGAAGAATTTAAGTTTATTCTTGAACTCTTAGATTTCGATAAGAAGGCACACGAAATCTTTAGAAATTGGTATATTGATGGAAGGATTTTTTATAATAAGGTCATTGACCAAAAGAAACCCCAAGAAGGTATTCAAGAATTAAGATACATTGATTCATCCAAGATTAGATTTGTTAGACAACTGAAGAAACAAGGAAAGGAAAGTGTTGCATCACTTCAATCTTCAGTGAATTCTGGTTCAGTTGATGGATTTGCCTTTCCTGAAATTGAAGAGTACTTTGTCTATAATCCTGGTTCCTTCAATAGTGGTCCCTACTCTGGATTTAATAGTACAAATGGACTTGGTGGTTCTGGTTCTACCAAAGGAATCAAGATGACCCGCGATTCCATTACCTATTGTACATCTGGTTTGGTAGATAGAAATAAGGGATCAACTCTTTCTTGGTTACATAAGGCAATCAAACCTCTCAATCAACTTATGATGATTGAGGATTCACTGGTCATCTATCGTCTGTCAAGGGCACCTGAACGTCGTATCTTCTATATTGATGTCGGTAATCTCCCTAAGATCAAGGCAGAACAATATCTGCGTGATGTGATGATGAGGTATCGTAACAAGTTGGTGTATGATGCCAATACTGGTGAGGTTCGTGATGATAAGAAGTTTATGTCTATGATGGAAGACTTCTGGCTTCCTAGACGTGAAGGTGGTAGAGGAACTGAAATTACCACACTTCCTGGTGGTCAGAACCTTGGCGAAATCACTGATATTCAGTATTTCCAAAAGAAACTTTATAGGGCACTTGCTGTTCCCGAATCACGCATCAATGCCGATAGTGGTTTCAGTCTTGGTAGGTCTTCTGAAATTCTGAGAGATGAAGTTAAGTTCTCTAAGTTTGTAGGAAGACTGAGAAAGAGATTCTCTTCTATGTTTAATGATATGTTGAGAACACAACTTCTTCTGAAGAATGTTGTAACTCCTGAAGATTGGGAGTCAATGGCAGATCATATTCAATATGATTTCCTTTATGATAATCACTTTGCCGAACTTAAGGAAACAGAACTTCTCCAAGAAAGACTTGGTTTGGTTCAGGTTGCAGAACCTTATGTCGGTAGATATTATTCTCAAGATTACATCAGACGTAAGATTCTTCGTCAGACTGATGAAGAAATCATTGAGCAGGATAAGTTGATTGAGAAAGAAATTGAAGAAGGTGTAATCCCTGATCCCAATGCTATGGCCGATCCTATGGGTATGGGTGGTGATATGCCAGGAGGTACACCAATGGGTGGCGGAGGATCACCTACTGGTGGTTCCAATGCAATACAAAATGACACCACACCAAAGGACCAAGAAGCACCAGGTCTTCCTGAACCTAAAGGTGGAGTCATCTAAATAACTTTACCTTATAATAGTTGGTATGGACGAATTAATGGATCTTTTGGTTGCTGATCAGTCTGCTGTTCAAATAAGCGACAAAATTAAGGATATTTTGTTTGCAAAAACTGCAGAAAGGATTGAAACAATCAGACCTCAAATTGCATCTAGTATCTTAGATGCACCAGAAGAGGATGAAAGTGTTGGTGCTTATGATGAAGATGAATACCAAAATAATGATGAAGAATAAATATAACAATAACGACGTTTTATAATAATGGGATCCCTCAAAACAATAGGACCTTCGACTACACTTTCTATTCCTGCATCTGGTAGTGTATCAACTTCTGCATTACCTCACTACAGTGATAGTATTAGAGTTGCACCAGGTGTGGGTTGTAAAGTTGAAATTAACAGTTCTGTTACTGCACCTAGTGCCGATGCGATGGTGGTTCTACCGATTGAGATTGAAATTTTCTCAATCGGTGCACCACAATCAAATAGGATTGTTGGTTATACCAAAGGTACCACAACCCTTATTGATTTTCCAGAAGGGACTGGTAGTCCCTTTTCTGTCGGAGATTTGGTAATGGTGATGGGACAACAGACTGCATTCAATTCCACTGCTTGTCAGGTATTGAATGTATATACATCTGCCGATGTTGGTGGATTTTTCAGTACAAGAATTGAAATTAATTTCAATTCTTCTTCTATTGTTCCTACATTTGATCCTAATATTTGGACTGAGTTGAGATCGGCTTTCTATGTGAATGCTCAGAATCTGGATGGTTCCAGTACTGGTGATATATACGTCCAACAAGTACAACGTTCCTGAGGTATTCTAATGAAACTCATTAGAGAAGAAATCGAATCAGTAGAGTTTATCGTTGAAGAAAGAAACGGTAAAAAGTCACTTTACATTGAAGGTATTTTCCTCCAAGGAGATATCAAGAACCGTAATGGTAGATTGTATGAAATGGAAACCTTGAGAAAGGAAGTCCAAAGATACAATGAAAGTAATATTGTTACTGGTAGAGCATTAGGAGAACTTGGTCATCCTGATGGTCCTACTGTAAATCTGGATAGAGTCAGTCATAAGATTGTATCTCTTAAAGAGAACGGTAACAACTTTATTGGTAAAGCTAAGATTCTCAGTACCCCTATGGGTCAGATTGCTTCTTCACTGATTGGTGAAGGTGTAAAACTTGGTGTATCTTCAAGAGGTATTGGATCATTAATCCAAAGAGATGGAGTGAATGTTGTTGGTAATGACTTTATGCTTTCTACTGCTGCAGACATTGTAGCAGACCCTTCTGCACCTGATGCCTTTGTTGAAGGTATTATGGAAGGAAAGGACTGGGTTTGGGATGGTGGTATTCTCAGAGAAGCTGCTGCCCGTAGAACCTATAAACAGATCAACACACTGGTTGATCAAAAACAACTGGCAGAACATAAAGCACAGTTGTTTGAAAACTTCCTGAACAACCTGTGACAATCAGGATTTATAAATAAATATATATCAATTACAAGGTATTTCGGAGAGTTCAAATGTCTCGTGGAGATTTACAAGAAATGGAGCAATCTAAAAGTGCTGTGAACGCGAACGCTAAGCCCGCTGAAGCAATGCCAAAACTAAAGAATCCTGGTGAGGGTCTTTCGGTTGGTTATGAAGATCTCGGTGGTCCTACCCCTGAGAATTATAGATCTACCGATGATTCGGCTAAACTGAGAGAACCCAAAATCAAAACGGTTCATGATGTTGTAAATAGAAGTGCAAAAGCTGCTATGTCAATGGACGCATCTACTAAGAATTCATACCTGAAGAACTCAACTGAGTATGATGAAGAATCATACATCGAAGAGGAAGAAGTATCAGAAGAGCAAGTCTTTGATGCTGAAATGGATGTTGAAGATGATGTCCAGGCATTGTTGGGTGGTGAAGAACTTTCCGAAGAGTTCAAGGAAAAGGCAAGAGTTATTTTTGAAGCTGCTCTGACTTCAAAAATCAAAGAAATCCAGGAAACCCTGGAAATTCAATATGAACAAAGACTCTCTGAGAGAGTTGAAGAAATGAAGGACTCTCTTGTAGAGAGAGTTGATTCGTATCTCGAGTATGTCGCTGAAGAGTGGATGACCGAGAACGAACTCGCCATCGAACATGGCATTAAGAATGAAATCACCGAATCATTCCTTGCTGGAATGAGAGGTCTTTTTGAAGAACATTATGTAACTATCCCTGAAGAGAAATATGATGTACTTGAGAGCATGGTAGAAAAACTTGATGATATGGAAGAAAAACTCAATGAGCAGATTGAGAAAAATATGCATCTGAACAAGCGTCTTGCTGAGTCAGTTGCAGACAATATTCTCGACAGCGTTTCTGAGGGTCTTGCACTTTCTCAGAAAGAGAAGCTCGCCACACTTGCCGAAAGTGTTGAGTTTGAAAGTGAAGAAGAATATCGTGAGAAACTGGAAACACTGAAGGAGTCATACTTCTCCAGAGTTCCTTCGGCTAAGACCAATGTAAGTGCACAACAAACCCTTTCTGAGGGTGTAGATATGACTCCTGCTCCCACTTCCAGTGGAATGGATGCATATCTGAGAGCACTGGGTAACTTTAGCAAATAATTGAATTTTAAATTATTCAAACCGCAAACACATTTATAGGTAAAAGCAATGTTTCAATCAGAAAGATTGCAGGAAAAGTGGTCACCTCTTCTCGACTATGAAGGTCTTGATCCTATCAAGGATTCACACAGAAGAGCTGTAACCTCAGTCCTGCTCGAAAACCAAGAGTCATTCCTCCGTGAAGAAGCTGCTTTCGGTAGTGGCCTCAACCTGATGGAATCACCCACAAACTCAGTTGGATCTAATCCTCCTGGTTATAGTGCAGCTGCCGCTGCAGGTGGTCCCGTTGCTGGTTTCGACCCTGTTCTGATCTCACTGATCAGACGTTCAATGCCCAACCTGGTTGCTTATGACCTGGCTGGTGTACAACCCATGACTGGTCCTACTGGTCTTATCTTCGCGATGCGTTCGCGTTATGAGAATCAGACTGGAACCGAGACATTCTACAACGAAGTTGATTCGGCATTCTCTGCTGAGAACCTGGCACGTGGTCTTACTGGTGGCTTTGATGATGCCAATGCCGGTCTTGGTACAACTGCTCAAGGTGGAACCAATCCTTCAGTTCTGAATCCTGTAGGTACTGCAACCTCATCCGCATACAATGTCGGTCAGGGTATGCAAACTGCCGATGCTGAGAACCTCGGTAATACTGGTAATGAATTCAACCAGATGGCTTTCTCGATCGAGAAGGTCACGGTAACTGCCAAGTCAAGAGCCCTGAAGGCTGAGTATTCGTTGGAACTCGCTCAGGACCTTAAGGCAATCCATGGTCTGAATGCTGAAGCCGAACTGGCTAACATTCTTTCCACTGAGATCCTGGCTGAGATCAACCGTGAGGTTATCAGAACAATCTATAAGATTGCTGAGCAAGGTGCCGTTTCAAACACTGCAACTGCTGGTGTATTTGACCTTGACATCGACGCCAATGGTCGTTGGTCTGTTGAGAAGTTCAAGGGTCTCCTGTTCCAAATTGAGAGAGATGCTAACGCTATCGCTCAAAGAACTCGTCGTGGAAAGGGTAATGTAATCATGTGTTCGGCCGACGTAGCTTCGGCTCTGACCATGGCCGGAATTCTGGATTACACCCCTGCACTGAATGCCAACCTGAACGTTGATGACACTGGCAACACCTTTGCTGGTACTATCAATGGTAAGTTCCGCGTCTACATTGACCCCTATGCTGCCAACCTGTCGGACAGCAATGTAGCCACCAATGGTGGTAATCAGTACTACGTTGTTGGTTATAAGGGTACTTCACCCTATGACGCTGGTCTGTTCTATTGCCCCTATGTACCTCTTCAGATGGTACGTGCCGTTGGGGAAGACACCTTCCAGCCCAAGATTGGCTTCAAGACACGTTATGGTATGGTTGCCAACCCCTTCGCAGAAGGAACAACTGTTGGTCTGGGTCGCCTCAGAGTCAACAGCAACCGCTACTACAGACGTGTTGCCGTCAAAAATTTAATGTGAAGATTGTTCACATTTTCACTGGAGACCTTCGGGTCTCCTTTTTTATGTCTAAGTAGTGTTAAGAACCTATTTAATCATTATGGCATATATCTACCAGGCAACCAATAAAGTTAATGGTAAGAAATATATTGGTCAAACATCTTACCCAAAATTATATAAAAGAATTAATACACATTGGTGGTATGCCAATAATCGTAATTCAAACTTACCATTTCCAAACGCCCTTCGTAAGTATGGTAAAAAAGGATTTGATTGGATTATATTAGAAGAGTGTAGTAAAGAAGAAAAGGGAGAAAGAGAAGTTTACTGGATTAATAAGGTAAAACCAGAATATAATGCAACACTGGGCGGAGACGGGGGAACCCTTGGTCGCCCCTGCCCCAAACATGTCAAAGAGGCAACACGTCAATCAAGAATAATAAAGGTAAAAGATAATACAACTGGTAAGATATACAACTCTATGAAGGAGGCTGAAGAAGACACAGGAGTGTTAGTAAGTAGTATTAGTAGGTCTATTAGAAAGGGTGTGAAAAGAAGATGGTCAAAGATAAATAACTAATAATTGTCCACAAGAGTTTATTGGAGACCTTCGGGTCTCCTTTTTTATGTCATCAAATAAATACCACTATAAGGTTTAGATGAATGTCACCTAGTAGTCAGATAGAAAATAGAAATTTCATTTCTCCAACTTCTTTCAAGTTTACCATACAAAAGGCACCCAAACTTGCCTTCTATGGCAGTAGAATTAATATCCCATCTATAAATTTTCCACCAGCAGAACAAAGTAACTATTTGACCAATATTCCTTTAGTTGGTACCAAGTTAGAATTTGGTGACTTGAATATTAGATTCTATTTGGATGCTGGTCTTGAAAACTACATGCAGATTCAAAACTGGATGAGAGGAATTGGGTTTCCAGAAAGTCTAGAAGAAATCTATGAGTTTAGAAAAGGTGATGAATTCAGACCAGAAGTATATGGTTCTGATCAAACTCTATATTCTGATGGGACTTTATTGATTCTAGATGCACAAAATATACCCAGATTCAATGTATTTTTTGAAGACCTGTTCCCTGTGTCACTTACTACTGTTGATTTTGACTCAACCATTACGGATCTGGTATACTTACAAGCAGATGTAACTTTCAAGTATTCTATCTACACCATCAAACCAACATCAGATATTTGTTAATTATGATTGATCTTGAAACTCTTCAGAATATGTGGAAAAAAGATTCTGAAATTGATCCTGATAATCTTCACA